GACCAAATAAGAATCGTTTTGCAAAACCAACTAACATTAAATTCCACTTACACTTTAGTGAAGGAATGAATCGTTTTGTTGGATTAGAGCAGTACATTGATTGGGAAGAGATTGGCATTACTAAAGGTGTTATTGAAAAGGGCGAAAAGATTCCTAAAAAGACAGCACGTAACTGGATTTGTAAGCACTTAGATGAAACAGTACCAAATAACGAATTCTTTACCGAAAAAGTATTTACGCAAGAGGTTTTAGAAAAGATTGAAGAGAAAATCAAGCCAATATTTAACTACAGTACTGAGGTTGAATTTGACTATGATGAATTAATGGAAGAAACAGAAGACTAATCTGATCTATAACTCTTAAATAAGACTAATATGCAGTTCGGACAAGACTTCGAGAAAATATTCTTTAGAATCTCATTAGAGAAGCCTAAGTATCTTCAATCAATTAAAAGTGGTTACTATACCTCTGAAGAAATTGATATTTTAAGCTATCTTGCTAATAAGTTCTATGTTAAGTTTAAAGAGACTCCAGGAAAAGAGCAACTTAAACTTCTAGTACAAAATTACAAGAAGGCAAAAGAAAAGATTACTGACGGTATTCTTGATGTTATCTTTGATGTTGATCTTGCCCAATATGATGAAGAATGGCTTACATCAACTGCAGAATCTTGGATTAAGTGGAGGACATTTGATACCACTCTGATTGATACAATCGAGTATATTAAGACAACACAGGTTACACCCGACAATGCGGATAGTATTATCCAAAAGGTAAAAGGGTTAATTAACGAGAGAAACAATATAACATTTAACTCAGACCTTGGTCTAGACTTCTTTAATCCAGAAGATCACGATCAAAGAGAAGCTGAAAAAGTTAGCTCTGGTTATAACTTCGTCGATCGAGTACTTGGTGGAGGTTATGATAAAGGTGGTAACCTAGTAGTTTATGCCGGAGAGCAAAACATTGGTAAATCAATCTACTTGGCAAACGATGCTGCAAGTTTTGTAAAAATGGGAGTTAACACTGTTGTAATTACAGCAGAAATGGCCGCCCACAAATTTGTAAAACGTATTGGTTCTAATCTTCTATCAATCGATATTAGTGAATATTCTGATAAGGCAAAACAAAAAGAGTACATTCAACGTCGACTTGAAACAGTTGGTGATGGTTTTACTCCTCCAGGTCAGTTATTCATTAAGCAAATGCCAACATCACAGGCAACAGTCCTTGATATTGATGCATATATTACTCAACTTGAAGAAGAAAAGCAGATTAAGATTGGAGCAGTTGTAATTGACTACATTAACATCTTGGCAAACTATCGTAATCCAAACAGTGAGAACACTTACTTAAAGATTAAACAAATTGCAGAAGATTTAAGAGCAATGGGTCAACGTCATGATTGGTTAATTGTAACGGCAACTCAGATTACAAGAGGTGGTTACAACTCAAGTGATATTACAATGGGAGATATTGCTGAATCTGCGGGTCTTTCTCATACTGCTGACGTAATGTATGGTATTATTCAAGATGATTTAATGCGTGCAAGCGACGAATACTGGCTCAAAATCTTAAAGATGAGAGATGGTGAAGGAAAAGGAACAAAATGTAAATTAAACATTAACTGGAATTATATGCGTCTGGTAGAAACAGAAGATATAACAAACAGTAATCTACACGGAATATGATAGACAGAGATAAAATATTTGACAATAATTTTGAATCACCAGACTTTGAGATTTTACCCAATTTCTCATTTGATTTGGACCCTTCTTGGAAAGACGATCGATCTGAAGAGGACAAGATTCATTATGATTTGATCGCGCGAGAAATACACAAGCTGGTTACGGCCTCTAGATTTAAAATCTTTAATGAAATCGACGACCACGGGAGAAGCGTAAAATTAAAAAAGGTTGAAATCAACGACGTATATGGATATATTGTCGGTGAGATGGTAGCAAAATACAGCAGAATTGACCTATTCAGCGAACTATGTGTCTATTTTGATATTAACCCAACTAAGTTTTATAATTCACTTTCAAACATTTACAAAGAAGATTTAATTGAAGAGCTAGACCTCAAGACGGGAGTCCTTGGAAAGAAGAACATTAACAAGTTATTCTAATGATTGATTCTAAAGTTTTTAACGAGGGTGCAAACAGGGTTTGGATCCTCGGAGATTTACACTTCGGAGTTCGGGCAAATTCTCAAGAATGGCTCGATATCCAGAAAGAATTCTTTGAAAAGTACTTTATACCAACTCTTAAAGAACATGTAAAGCCAGGTGATGTATTGGTTCAGGTTGGAGATACGTTTGATAACCGACAGTCGATCAATATTAAGGTACTAAACTATGCTGTAAATCTTTTTGAAAGGTTAGGTAATATTTTACCAGTTCATGTTATTTGTGGTAACCACGATATTTGGGCTAAGAAGAGTAATGAAATTACTTCAATTGATAGTTTGAAATGGATCCCAAATGTACAGATCTATAAAGAACCTCAATTGATGGATTGGAATGGCCGTAAGGTTTTAATGATGCCATGGAGACGTGATACTGCACATGAAACTGAAACACTTGCCGAATTTCCAACTGCTGAAATAGTATTTTGTCATTCTGAAGTAAGTGGAATTTACCTAAATGCAAAAGTAAAGAACGAGCATGGTACTAGACCTAATGTTTACTCAAAGTATACTCGAGTTTACAGTGGACATATTCACTATCGTCAAGAGAATGGTAAACTATTATTGGTAGGTACTCCATATGAATTAACACGTTCAGATAGTGGTAATCAGAAAGGATTTGATCTAGTTGATTTAGAAGACATGTCAGAAACATTCTTCCCGAACAACATATCACCAAAGTTTTTAAAGTTCAATATCACGAAGTTGTTCGATATGACTCTCGGTGAATTTAAGGATCAGATTAGAAATAATTTTATTGATTTATATGTTCCAAGTAAAATTGCAACATCTAATTCGTTAAGTGAATTAATTAATAAGATTCAAAATATTGGTCGAAGATTAGAACCAAACATTTATCAAGAGACTGATATTATCGATAAGGACTTTCACGATCTTGATGACGAGATCTATAAGAACTACAATATATTAAACCTTTGCGAATCATACGTCGAAAACTTAAAATATGACGACGATACGAAACAAAAGTTAAAATATAAACTAAAACAGTTACACGACCTTTGTGCGTATAACCACGATATTGACAGATGAGAATAGACTCTATAGCATTTAAGAATTTTGCAAGTTACGGAAATAAGGTACAACAAATAGAATTTGAGGATGATTTCTCAGAATTGTTTTTGACCTTAGGAAAGAATGGAGATGGAAAGACAACAATTGCAAATGCTATCATTTTTGCACTATATGGCAAAGTTGAAGGCGTTAAGCTGGGTGATCTTCCAAACCGAATCAATGGTGAGCTTTGGGTACAGATCAAACTTAAATGTGGAACTATTGACGTTGACATTGAGAGAGGACTAAGTCCAAATATCTTTAATGTTAAACTAAATGGTGTAGAATTCGACAAGGCTGGTAAAAAGAGTGTTCAAGACTATCTTGAAGAAGAGGTATATGGAATTCCTTACCATGTATTTAAGAACATTATTATCCTATCAATTAATGATTTCAAATCGTTCTTAACGATGAGCAATAGCGATAAGAAGCAAATCATTGATAAGATGTTTGGTTTCTCTGTATTAAATGATATGCAGCAGAAAATCAAAGATGAGAGAAAGAATGTCAGACTTGAAATAGCAGGTTACGAATCAGAATTGACCCAAATCATGGAATCAATTCAATCCGTTCGCCATAAATTAAATACTCTACTTGAAGAATCTTCTCAAAAGAATAAGGAAAAGATTGAAGAGCTTAAGAATCAGTTGACCCAATTAAATGAAGATGCTAAAGGTCTTAAACTTGAAAAGGACGAGCTAACCAAAATTATTGGTGAATCAAAAGAAGAATATGATGATGCTAGATCTGAAGCTTCAAAACTAAAACATGAGATTGAGTATCTGAAAAAGAAGATCAATCTTTATGAGGGTGGTAACTGTCCAACTTGTGAGACTAAGCTTGATAGTGAATGGCATACTCAAAAACTTGACGAGTTCCAGGACCAGTTAAAAGAAAGTGCAACTGGAATTAAGGAACAAAAGGACAAGATGGATGCTACTAAAAGCAGAATCGATGAACTTTCAAATCAAAAGAAAGGAATTGAATCAAAGGCATCTAATATTAAATATGAGATGCAGTCTCTTAAGAATGAACTAGTCAAAATTAAAGATACGTCAAGCGGTGATCAGTTCGAACATTTGAAAAAGTTAATCGAAGACTTTGAAGATAAAGAAGCTAAGAAGTCTGCTGAATCAAGTAAATTGTCGAATGATTATCAATTTATGGAAATGGTTGAGAACATCCTGGGTGAAGACGGTGTTAAAAACTTAGCAGTAAAAACAATTCTGCCAGGTTTAAATACCAACATTGCTGCGATGACGCAAACAATGCACTTACCATTCCATATTAAATTTGATGAGAAGTTCAATTGTATTATTAATCATTTAGGAGAGGAGATTAACCCAATGACCCTTTCTACAGGTGAACGTAAAAAAGCAGACTTTATTATTATCATTGCGATCATTAAAATCTTAAAGTTGCGTTTCCCACAACTAAACCTACTATTCCTTGATGAATTGCTAAGTTCGGTTGATAATGACGGAGTACACAATATCTTAAAGATCCTATCACAAGTTATTAAAGAGAACAAGATTAATACATTTGTAATTAACCACACTGTATTACCGCATGAAATCTTTGATAAGAAGGTACAGATCTACAGAGAGAATGGTTTCTCTAAATTCGAAATCGAAAGAATTGAGTAGGATATATAGTATATCTGAAAAATTATCATATAGATGGCAACATATAACCTTAAATTCAACAAAGACGACAGTGTAGTTAGGCACCTAATTATTGGCCTACTTGCTGACCTGAATCAAAAGTTAAGTTTCCATCGTCAGGTTTCGAATGATAATAGAGTCGAGGTAGATGTACCATTCTACTATTCTATTACAGGAGACGAAAACTTCTTACGTGATGAATTTCTATTTACAACGATCGGTGGAGTAAATTGTGTACCAGATGGACAAAAAGCCGATGGAAATTACGATCAGGTTCCAAGAGGAGTTATCAATATAACTTCGCTTAATGTCGATCCTTCAAAACTAGTAAACAAGAGAAATCTTGGTCAATACTCAGTACTCGATAAAGACGGTGTGATGCAGAGTTATGTTGCTGAATTTAGTATGATTCCAATCGTGTTAGGATTTGATGTTACAATTGTAGTTTCAAGTCAACTTGACCTATTTAAAGTTACTGAGGCAATCATTAAAAAGATGTACCGTGCTAATTATTATAACGTAGAGGTTGGACATCTTGAAGAGGGACTATATAGAGTTTCTTCTGAATATGCAGTACCTGATGATTATAGTATGGAAAGACCGGTTGAATTTGGATTTGGAGAAAAAGAGGACTTTAGAGTTACCTTTCCTATAGAAATCAATTCATTCATTCCATCATTTGACTTCTCAACTGCAAGGCATGCTGGTAACAGAATGGAAGTTATTGGAAGCTTTAACAATACACAAAATGGAGAAGTTGAAGGACCAGATGCTCCACTACTAGGAGACAACTATAATGTTACTGGTCGAGAAGTTCCATTTAAAGAATAAATACTTGATATATAAAGAAAATTAAAAAACCATAAAATGGCTACAGTTAAGAAAAATATCTTCACGATTTGCTTTGAGTCTGACGAGAACTCTAAAGTAGTTTATACTGCTGGAAAATTCTTCAACATAACAGAGAGCGGAGTTTCACCAATGTCGACTGCATACAATCCACTATTGGAAGACCTAGCATATTCACTGAAGAACTTTAATGTAACAGAAGAGGGCTTAAGCTTTTACTACGATCTAAAATCTAAGTCTATCAAAAGAATCACTGAAGGAATTGCTTCAGCAGAGTTACAGCAAGAAAAAATGAATGAGTCGGTTGAGTCTTTCAACGAATTGATCGAGCTTAACGCAAAACTTTCTGAAGTAGAAGCTCTAAGAAAAGAGCACAAACTTGCTGGTAATGAAGCTGCAGTTTCTGAAGCGATCAACATTATTTCTGAAATCAAAGCATCGATTGCTAAGGTTAAGGAAACAGCAACGGTTACTCTATACAGATACGTTGCAGAAGAAAATAAAGTATACGTTAACAATACTGAAACAGCTCTAGAAAATTTCACAGAGAATATGTTTGCTGCCGGTTACATTAACTACGCAGACAAAGCAATTCTAAAAAAGTTCGAAGCCGCTGCAAATAACTTTGATAAGTATTCAGTCGCTGAAAACCTAACAGAAATTACTGAAGATTCAATTACTGTTTCAACATTTAGAGTTAACGAAAAAGCTTTCGTTTACAAGAACAACGTAGAAACAACAATTACAGAATTTAAAGAACTATCTGCGGTAGCAGCTATCGATTATATTTCTGAAAAGACAGGAGAAGATGTATCATTCATGTTCGAAGACGTCCTACAGGCAAAACTAGAATTAAGATCTAGATTAGATGCTAAAATCGAAGAGACTTTAGGCCTGATCGCATTCTTAAAAGATCAGAGAAATATTCTAGCAGAGGCTAATAAGAATATCCCAGAAATTAAAGAAGCTGATAAACTAATTAGTTCTGAAATCGCTAACTTCGAAACAATCATTTCTATTCTAGAAAATGATGAGCTAACAAGAAACGACGGATATACTACTGCTACTCTTAAAACTGAATATGACGGAGTTGCAGCAGGTACTGAAGTAAAAGTTGATGCATTAGATTATACTACAGCTGGTAAAGACGATATAATTACAATTGTATCTGGCGATAAAGCTATTAAGGTAGAAAAGAGACATGTTGAGATTAGTTCTAAAGAGACAATCTAATAAACATAGTTATTAACAATAAGAAAAGGGTCAATTGGAAACAATTGGCCCTTTTTGTCTATAATCTAAAACAAAATAGATTATGAGTTTATTACAGATACTTATTATTCTTGCATTTGGCCTTTGGGGCTACAAGAATTTTGAAGATAAAAACAGAGAGCCTTGGAGAGGTTTCCTATGGGGATTCTTTTTAGGTATAATTGGAGTAGGTATTACTTATATGTTTAGTAAAAAAGAAATTAACGACAATAATGGCTAGAAAAAAGAATTACTTAAACAATAGGGACCTTTATGATGAGATCGTAAAGTCTAAAGAACAGGATCAGCTTACACCTAAAGCTGAAAAAATGCTTGTTATGTTGGCTGAGCGAGCGATTCGCAAATTGACTTATGTTAGTGATGATGATCGCCAGGATTGTTTACAATTCGCGCTATTAGATTTATTAAAGTATTGGAGAAACTTTAACCCAAAGTATACGAATGCATTTGCCTATTTTACTGAGATCGCAAAGCGTGGTTATGCAAAAGGTTGGAATAAAATACATCCTAAAAAATACAAGTCTACCCTATCGCTTGATAAAAATAGCGGCAGCTCAGATCATGAGGGTGGATTGTTCAATATCTGATGTCAATAAAGAATGTAAAACCAACTAAAAATTCAGGATTTAACCAAGGATATTTCACACCAACATACCCACAGAAATACCTTGGCAAACCTCCTATTATCTACAGGTCATCATGGGAACGCAAATTTATGATTATGTGTGATTCTAGAGATGATGTCGTGGCGTGGTCCAGTGAACCTGTAGAGATTAAATATTGGTCTACATTAGATTCTAAAGTCAGAAAGTACTACCCTGATTTTTATATGAAAGTGCAAAAGGGTGAAGGTATCTTTGAAGAATTTCTGGTAGAGATTAAACCATCAGAACAGCTTAAAAAACCTAAACCCCCAACAAAGAATTCTAAAAAGGCTCTTAACTCATATAAGTTTTTAGCCGAGCAGTTCGTTATTAATCGCGATAAATACATATATGCTAAAAAGTGGGCGGAAGAAAGAGGTTGGCGATTTATTGTCTTAACTGAAAAGACGCTTAAATAATGGGTGAAATCAAACGACAAATCAGAAAACTAAGTAAAGAAGCCGGTGGTAAAACAATGGCTAGAAGGGTTGCTGAGAAATGGTTTGATACCTCTAAAAAGAGTAGGGCTAATAAATCGGTAGTTACTACTGGTCGAAGATTTATGCCAGGTAAAATTTACGTATTTGAATATAAGACACCAAAGGGAATTGACCGATTAGAATGGTGGGATAGGAACCCTGTAGTTTTAGCACTTGATCCATATAAAGGAAATGATGTTGGAATTAACCTTAACCTATTACCAGTTACGGTAAAAGAAGAATTGTTAGACATGGTATATGATCGATTACAGGGTCAAATTAAAAGTCAATCGTTAGGTTCTAGGAAAGGTAATGCTGAGATTCAAGGACAAATTCAATTCAGTTATGAGGGCGCCAGATCATTCCTAAAACAATATGGATATGACTTTGCAATTAGACAATACATTCCAAATTTAAAGTCAAATCAAGCGGTAATTGCTTATGAAAATTGGGCAAATATTGCACTTTGTGATTTTATAGATTTAAATGGAAGTACAACCAGAAGCATTAGATTCCAATTCAGAAAACATAACAGATAACAAGAATATATACTAAAGAATATAATATTAACCTACAATGGCAGGATTTACTAATAACAACAATGGTCCATTAAGTACCAATAAAAGACCGTTTAGGCTTTCAGACTCTCTGAGAGCTCTTTCGTCGTTTGGTATGAGATATGACGACCTTGTATTAAGACAGTCTCAAGCAATTGGTCCAATGGAGGATCAAATAGGTTACGGTCAAATGAACCCACTTGGATGGGACAACGATGATATCTATGGAGCATTTGCTGCTCTTTCAATGACCGACATTAACCTAAAGAAGAACATTCCATTCTTTGATAAGGACTATGCTGGAAAAAGAGATGACTTAAGAAGCTTCTCGATGAATGATGAGATTGAGGATATCTTAGACATTTTAAGTGATGAGACAATTGTTTATGATGATAAGAATTTCTTTTGTCAACCTGAAATTTTAGGAATGGATGTTTCTGAAGATGTTGAAAAGGACCTTAACAAATACTTTAAGCAAATCTATCAATACTTTGGATTCACACAAGATCAATCAGCATGGTACTATTTTAGAAAGTTCTTAATTGATGGTTATCTTGCATTTGAAATTATCTATTCACCGGATCAAAAGACCGTAATTGGTTTTAAAGAACTTGATCCAATCACACTAGTACCTGGTTATAATAAAGAGGACGGTAAGAAAGTTTGGATTCAATATAAGGACGATCCAATTAAACAGAGAAAACTATACGATTCTCAAATTGTATACATCTCATATTCGTCAATTACAACCGCATCTAGAGTTTCATACGTTGAAAGATTGGTTAGATCGTATAACCTTCTTCGCATTATGGAACACACTCGAGTGATTTGGGCTACCACTAACTCGAGCTTTAGAATGAAATTCATTATCCCAGTTGGGGGTAAATCTAAAACACGTGCTAAACAATCGCTAGCTCAATTGATGCATTCATATAAAGAGAATGTTGAGTTTGATTGGGATAGTGCAACTCTACAAACTGATGGTAAACCAATGCTACAGTTTAATAAAGAGTACTGGTTACCAAGTAAAGAGGGAGAGAGCCCTGAAATTGAAACACTTGGAGGAGACGGACCAGACCTTTCAGATACTGAAGCACTAAAGTACTTTGCAGATAAACTAAAGCACGTTTCAAAAATTCCATATTCACGTTTCCTATATGAAGACGGTGGTGGAGATTTTAATATGGCCGCTGATGGTATGATTCGTGATGAAATTAAATTCTCTAAATTCGTTAAGCGTTTAAGATCTACATTCCAAGAGATTTTGGTTAAGCCATTATACTTACAAATGTGTCTTAAGTACCCTGAATTTGAGAACGATCCACAATTCAAAACTCAAGTCGCTCTAAGATTTAACGAAGAAAACGTATTCGCTGAACTTAAGAATTACGAAATAATGGAGAGACGCCTAGACTTTATCGGTCAAATGCGTGACAGTCTAGTAGAAACTAACCCAGAAACAATGGACGAAGAATACTTCTTCGATATGGACTTCCTAGTTAAGAAATACTTGAAGATTTCTGATGATGATTTAGCAGCTAATGCAGCCGCAAAAGCATCGAAAGCAGCTGAAGAGGCTGGAGAGGAACCAGACGACGAAATGGGTGGATTCTAAAAAAGATAAATAAGTTATGAAATACGTAAAATTATTTGAGCAGTTCATCAAAGAGAACACAGCAAAACCGAATCCAGATTCAGATGTTGTTGCGGATGATATCAAACTCGAAGATGAAAGAGTTATTACTTCAGCTGAAATCATTGGCGCTATAATTAATAGTGAAAGTGAAAAAGAGCTAGAGGATTACTTTTATGATAAATATGGTCAAACTGCATTTAGAGCAGGAGAACTAGCTGAGATTAAACAACTTTGGAATGAATACCAAGCCGAAGTTAAAGAATTAGAAGCTGAAGAGGAAAAAGAAGAAGAGGCTCCAGCAGCAGAAGGTGGAGATGAAGCAGATACTGAACAAGCTGCAGATGATATCCTAGCTGATCTATAAAAGTTTATCATAATAAAAAGATATATAAAAAAACAATAAAACTCAAAATATGGAAAATATGAAGGATCTTTTGATTGTAGAGATGTCATCGAACGCTCTTTCTGTAGAGAATACAGAGTCAAAAGACTATGTTTTGGAGGGTATCTTTGGTGAAATTGATGTTAAAAACAAGAACCAAAGAATTTATACTGAGGATGAATATGTACCTCAAATTGAAGCTCTTCAGCAGAAAATCAAGTCAGGTAAACTGTTAGGTGAATTAGATCACCCTTCACAGTTTGACGTATCTTTAAAGAACGTATCACACGTTATTGAAGATCTACACTATGACAGTGAAAAGAAGCAAGTAAGAGGACGTATCAGACTTTTAGATACTGATGCTGGTCGTCAAGCAAAAGCATTAGTTGATGCGGGCGTACCTCTACAAATCTCATCAAGAGCAGCTGGTGCTGTTGAATCAAACGGCAAAGTAAAAATCAAACAACTATTTACTTATGACCTAGTAGCTGATCCAGGATTTGAAAACGCTGAACTAAAGCGCGTTAACGAATCTTACGGTTTTACTAGTGAAGGTGGCTTGTATATTTATGAGATAAATAAAGAACAAGAAAACATTACAACAACTCAAATTATAGAAAATCAAGAAATGGCAGACTTTGTAAAAGCTGACGACTTCAACAAGTACACTGAGTACCTTGCAAATGAAATCAAGTCGTTAAAAGAAGCAATCGAAACAACGAACCAGCCTGTTGAGAGTGAAGTATCTGAAGCAGATCTAAACGCTGTTAGAGAGCACAACGACCACATTGTTGAGAACTTTAACAATCTTTCAGAGTACGTTAAGTACCTTGCAGAAAAGCTAGATCAATCAATTCAATACTCTGAGCATGTAGCTGAAAAAGCTGATCAAGGAATTCAGTACTCTGAAGAAGTAGCTGAAAAACTAGACCAGTCAATCCAATACTCTGAGCACTTAGCAGAGGGTATGGAGAAGGTAAAAGAATACGCTAACTATTTAGCTGAAGCTCACAATGAGAACACAACTTCATCTGAAAAGTTAATCGAGTACGTTGACTACCTAAAACAAAATCTACAGTCAGTAACTGAATACGCTGAGTACATTGCTGAATCTATCAATGAAAATCTAGTAGTTGAAGAATTAGGCGAAGGATCAGGCGATGAAGGTGCTGCTAAAGATATGGAAGAAATCGAAAAGAAAGATTCTGAAGTTGGTAACAACGCTGAAGAAGGAGATGTAGAAGGAGAAGAAGCAGCTCTACCTGCAGAAGAAATCGAAGCAGAAGATACGAAAGTAAATACTGAAGCTGATAAGAAAACTACAGATACTTCAGCTGAATTAGAAGCAGATCTAGAAGGAACTGCTGATGATGCTGGTAAAGAAGTAGTTGAATCTTCTGAAGAAGTTGAAGAAACTGAAGAAACTGAAGAAGTAGCTGAAGAAGAAGGAGAAGAAGCTGCTAAAGATATCGAAGAAATCGAAGATGAGCATGAAGAAGAAATGGAAGAAGAAGTTTCTGCTGCTGAGGCTTACAAAAACGAAATCTCTAGCAAACTAAGCTCACTTGTTGAAGCTGCTACGAAGAAAGAAAACGAAAATCCATCATTCTTTAAAATCGTTTCTTCAAGCGTTCAAGAAAAGTACAACGCACTTAACGAAGATGCTAAGACTGAAGTTAGAAGAGCAGTTTCTAAGAGAGGCTTTATGACTGAATCACAAATCGAATCAATCATCGAAAGCTCTAATCTAATCGTAGAAAACAGAAACGCTGAACCATTCTTCATTACTGCAATGCCAGTAGAATACAAAGAAGCATGGGAAGCTCTATCTGAATCTAAGAAGAATCAAATCATGGCTCAATCTAAGTACCACAAACTTGGAACTGAGTACCAGGTAAGAAACTTCTGGCAAACAAGAGACCTTAGAGAGTCTGCTCCAGTAATGGAAAAGCTTGAAATGGTTAAAGAATCTAAAGAAGAAGAAAAGAAAGGTCTAGGATATGATGTAACTTCATATGCTGAACAATTCAAAAAGAGATTCAATAAATAAGGATAATACGACTGAGTTATGCAGTATGTAAAATTGTTTGAGCAATTCATAAATGAAGCCAAATCACAAGTTAAATTTGGTAGACTTACTGATAAGAATATAGAAGACAAGGCAGCAAATGCCTTGTCTATTCTAAATGGTGCAATTGGAAAAACAATTACAGGTGCAGATCTTAAAAAAATTGAAGGTGTTAACTTTTTTGGTCCTAATCCAGGTAAAAATTTAAAGAAAACTTCTTTAAAATTTATTGATGTACATGCTTTAGTTTACAATAATAATAAAGCTATAAAGTTTTATTTAATATATGAGACTAAATATGACTTAAATAATAATTTTGTTAAGGGTTCAAACGAAGATAATCCATTACTTTCAACAGATCCAGAATGGTATAAAACGCCTAAAGCAGAATGGGTTGTAGATATGCAAAGGTTATCAAGCTATCCTTACATAAGACCTCTTAGACCCCAGGATGGAAGTAAAGTATATAAGTCTACTTCAGACACAATGTACAATTTTCTTGAATTAGAAACACCATCAAATAACAAAAAGATTGAAAAGGCTTTAAACGTATTAGGTTTAGGAGATATTATTCTATAAAATAAAGATATATAAAAAGATATCGACGATAGGGCGACAGAAGCAGAAAGCCCAAATATGTCGAGTTTAAACAACAAACAAAAAACAAAAATCTGAAAAAATGGCAAATTTAATTAATGAGGCAGAAATCAGAAGTACTTGGGCTCCTGTAATTGAGGAAGCAACTGGTATCAATGATTCTAACAAGCTGGCTTGGATGTCAACTTACTGCCACAACCACAAGCTATACGAAGATGCTAACATGATGAGCTTAGGTTCAGTTGGTTCTTTCAATGGCATGAACATCGGAGGTATGGGCGCTGTAGTTCTACCAGATACTACTGCGGGCTTTGATGCACAAAGAGGTTCTGGAGATAAAGCTCCAACACTACTTCCACTAGCAATGCAAGTTGCTGCACAAACTATCGGTCTAGATCTAGTACCGGTTATCCCAATGGCTGGTCCTATGGGTCTTTTATCTTACCTAGACTTCGTATACGAAGGTGGTAGAACTGATAACGACGTAACTCCAACTTACGTAAAAGTTAGCGGTACTAACCTAGGAGTAGGTAACGATAGTGCATCTCCAGCTAACGATTACGCAGTATTAGTTGGTACTTCACGTCTAGACGGTGTAGGTATCTACAAAATCACTGACGCTGGTGAAGCTGCAGTAGCAGGTGGCGATACTATCGCTGATCTATTCACAGGTACTAATATTGACGTATCTCTAGTAGCTGCTCTAAACGATCACATCCCAGGATTCTCTGGTAACGAGGACGCTGACGGTGATCTACTAAACGCTTCTCCATTCTCAAGAGAAGTTGGTGAAAGAACTCCTGATAACATCATGGGTCTTTCTCTATTCAGCAAATCAGTTGAAGCTGAGACTTTCCAAGTTGCAGCTGCAGTAACAAGAGAGCAAGTTCAAGACCTTAAGCAATTCGGTGTTGACGCAGTAGCTCAAGTTGAAGCAGTTCTAACTAACGAACTAACTCAGTCAATCAACGCTTACATCCTAGGTACTATGAGAGCTATGGCTGAAACTGAGCTATCAACTCTAGCACTAGGTGCTTCTTACTCACTAGGTGGTAACACTTACGGTGATGTTAACAGAAGAATCCTAACTCACGTACTAGCTGCAGCGAACCTAATCGCTAACAGAGGTCGTAGAGGTGCAGGTAACTTCGCAGTAGTTGACGCTAAAGTAGCTTCAGCTCTACAAGGAGTTGCTGGATTCGTTCCAAACCCAATGGCTAACACCATTTCACAAGTTGCAGGTGCAATCTACCCAGTAGGTTCTGTAGCTGGTATCAACATCTACACTGATCCAAGACTTTCATTCGACGGAGACGGCGCTGGAAATCACGAGATCTTAGTAGGTAGAAAAGGTGATGGTAACGGTGCAGGTCTAGTATTCATGCCATACCTAATGGCTGAATCAGTACAGACTATCGCTGAAGGTACAATGGCTCCTAAGGTAGCTGTTAAATCTAGATTCGCTCTAGTAAAAGCAGGTTTCCACCCAGAAACTCAGTACCAGAAGTTCACTGTATCAGGTCTACAACTATAATCTTACGATTAATTAGTATAACCTATATTGAAAGGGTCTCTTCGGAGACCCTTTCTTTTTGTGATATATAAGGTATATTAAACAATCCAGTATGATTAGTATTATTATGCTTTCGAACCTTATGTCTTATGAAGGTTCTATAAAGGATCCAGAGTCTAAGTTTATTAGAGCAGTTGATTCCTACTTAAATCAAAAAACAACTTATCCAAATGAGCTAATTATTATTAGCGACGGCT